CGTTCCCAATAGTACGGCGTACCATTACGGATATTCATGGCTAGATCGTTATCAAAATTATCAAACCACCAATCTTGCTGTGGAAGCACAATAGGACCAGCTGTAGAGCCTTGGTTCCAAGCACCACGACTCCAAGGACCTGCACCCCAACCATACCCATTAGTTGGAATTGCATTACCCGCTTCAATCTCGAAGCTAATGGTAATCCCAGTACCGCCAGAACTAACTACAGTAGAAGTAGCAGCTGTGGGCACTACGATGGTGAAGGCCGTAGAGCTAGTTACAGTAATCTGATAATTAGCATTAAGGGTAGCTGCGGTAACACCGCCTACTGCAGTAGCACCAGCAATAGTGACAAAAGACCCAGTAAGGGCATTGTGCGCGGTACCAAGGCTAATTGTAACCGTGGTAGACAAATAAACCGTGCTAATACAGTTATCAGTATTAGGTGATGTTATAGTTGGAGTAGTAGCCCGCAAGGGAGTGATATCGTTAAAATATCCACCAGCTTCAATATAAACTTTGTTATTAGTTCCAAGGGCTAAAAAGTTATCGCCATAGGTCGTATACCAATTCCACATCTGGCGGCATACACCATAGAACTGGTTAGATGTAGATTTAACCCAGCCACCAATCTTCTCAGGGTAACCTGAACGAAAGCGCACCTTATCACACGCATACCAACCACCCTCATTGGAGTAGTTGGTCTGGTCACGGTTCACACCCGGCGTAAACTGAAGTTTGATAAGAGCCATATGTCTTTAACCTTAGTTACCGATAGCAAACCAGTTAATGGTTAGGGCTTGGGCATTAGCTGAAGCAGCAACATAGACAATAGCCGAAGTAGTTGATGCGGTACCTTGTTGAATTACCCAGCTGTCTGAACTTCCAGAATAGCTAGCCAAAGAACCACTACATACAAATGTATAACATGCGGTTGGGAAAGGCGTTGTAAAGGTAATTGTAGCCGAGGTATCTACTGCGGTTGTCACCGTCGTGCGCCCCCACTTAAGGACCAAACCGTTAATTAGCTTGATGCTTCCATTAGTGGCAGTCAGGTCTGTATCCGCAGTGGCAGCGACAATTGCAGCGAAGGCAAGTGCAGCAGTAGCAGCTCCAGTACCACCATTAGCTATAGCAGCAACCCCACTAATATTTGTAGCTGTTGTAGCTGTCGTAGCTGATGTAGCTGTCGTAGCTGTCGTAGCTGATGCAGCACTTCCGGTAATACTAATACCCCAAGTACCAGAAGCACCTGTGCCAGTTAATGAAGGAACACTAAGCGCCGTGCGGGCTGCAGCTGCAGTGATTGCACCAGTACCACCATTAGCTATTGCAAGAGTGCCACCAAGTGTAAGGGTGCCAGAAGTGGTTATAGGGCCACCTGTAAAAGTTAACCCAGTAGTATCACCTGTCGCATTAATCGAAGTTACAGAACCAGCACCAGTACCGACTGCAACACCATTAACAAATAGCCCTGTTGCATTAATAGTCCCTACGCCTTGTGCGCCGCCCACTGGTGCACCAACTAGCGTACCTGTAGTCGGGGTAAGTGTAAGGCTACCAGTTGGGCTGAGTGACGTAATATCAGTATTATTACCAGAAGCAGCTGCAGAAAGAGCCGCCCGTGCAGCAATAACTGTAGTAGCTCCTGTACCACCATTAGCTACAGTAAGAGGGGTACCAAGGTCCAAACTAGTTAGATAAGTTGTAGCCGCTACAACATTGGTACCGTTATTAAATACCCACGTAGTTTTACCAGAAGGGACAGCAACTCCTGTACCCGTGGCATTTTTTACGGTTATGGTATCGGCGCAGCTATTGTTGATAATGTAAACTTTACCCCCTGTAAAAGCAGGGACAATCAAATTACGTGCGCCACCCGTAGTACCCGTCAAATTAAGACGTAAGTTACGTGCAGACTGGCTACCGTTCGTATCTGTTAGTGTTAGGGTTACATCAGCACCAGTAAATGGCACATCTACTGACCCAGTAATAGCCTCACCAAGCGCAGTGCCAAGGTTAGTGTTGGTGACATTCCCCCAAGTCGTGGAGTTATCACCTGTACCCATTAACTGAATTTTGAGGTTGCTATATGTACTAGCCATTATCGTTTCCTATGTTGGTATTTCTACCCAATTTGGAGTTTGAGCATCAATAATAGTACCCCAAACAAGTACTGTATATACTGCACCTACGCCTTGTACCCCAACAGGATATACACTAGCTGAACGCCTTATAGTAACGGTACCTGCAGAGGCGGAAGCATTAACCCCTGTAAGAGATATACTGGCCTTACCACGAACTGTAACTGTACCTCTAGAAGCAGTGGCATTGACCCCTGTAGGAGATACGTTAGCTTTGGCTTGTACAGACACTGTACCTGTGGAAGCACTAGCGTTTACGCCAGCGGGGTTCACAATAAAACCAATTACGATTCTAAATATGCCTAAGGAAACAGTGGCGTTTACGTCAGTAACAGATACATTAGCTTTAGCTATAAAAGTAACTGTACCAGAAGAGGCAGAGGCGTTGACCCCTGTAGGTTTTACAAGTGTTCCAGTTATGGCTTGAATTGTGCCATAAGAGGCAGAGGCATTAACCCCCGTAGGAGATACATTAGCCTTACCTGCGATACTAACTGTATCTACAGAAGCGATAGCATTAACATCAGTAACAGATACATTAGCTCTAGTTATAAAGGTAACTGTACCTCTAGAAGCAGTGGCATTGACCCCTGTAGGAGATACGTTAGCTTTGGCTTGTACAGACACTGTACCTGTAGAAGCGGTGGCATTGACCCCTGTAGGAAGTGCATTAGTTATAGCTAGAACAGATACTGTACCAATAGAAACTGCGGCGTTAACGTCAGTGACAGAAACCTGTACAGGTGTCCCACCCGCAGTAGAAGCAAAGGGTACGTCAGCGAAGGGAGTAATACCAAACATATTTTAGGTCCTCCCCTAGCTTATGTTAAAGAACTATCACTTTTTGGGCCATGCTTGAACAGTTAGCATATGCCTTGTAGCACAATCGCCATATTTAGTAATCAGATCAAGTTCCCATTCAGCCCTAGCAGGATCAACTAAGGGGCTTACCGGAAACAAAATTGGTGGGCATTTCGCTGCTAAGTTCGCCTGAAGTTGAGGCATTGGCATCACGGACACTGTTTGCGAGCAACCCGTAGACAGTATCAGGAACAGCACAAGAAGCAGCCACGGGACTGCTGGCGCTATAATATCTCCGAATAGTAGCAGTGCGCTCAACGCGAACTTGCGAAGTGCGATTGCGTTCAGCTTCGTATTCAGCTGAAATGACATTTACCTTCTCCTGAAGTTCAGAACGCTGCTTCTCTGCAGCTTGATAAGCCTTAGCCGCTGCAGCCTTAGCCATGTTATCCCGGTTACTGTAACCAATAGTACAGCCAACGACGAAAGCAACCGAGATAGCAGCAGGGATAATGTAGAATGAAGGGGTCATCGCTTAACTGGTCCATCTGGAATGAAGGCTGCAATCGTCGCTACAACCACAGACACAATGCTCCAAGGTTCACGTAGCTCAGAAGCAGCAGCAACACCTGCGCCAATCAAAAGCCATGTGGAGCGTTCATTAAAGCGTTCGCGTAGGAAACTAATCATAGCGTACCCCCATCTTGGAAGAAGGAAAGCGGATGCCCGCCCGTGTATTGGAAGTGTGGAAACTCTGGGAATGATGTCCAGCTACCAGCCCACTCAAGGCCATGTGCTTGGCCTATGGTACCGATACGCTGCCACAAAGTGTTATTCTCACCCTTAGTTCCCCATACAGGTTTACCAAAGCGCATGGGTACAACGTCATAGGCAAGACGGTAATTATGCAGGGACTGACCGCCCTTAGCATTAGTCACCTTAGAACCCTTAACCGAACGCCCTTGGGCATACAGGCGGTTCTGTTCTTCTATATCGCGGTAGGTACAGGTTACAAGCAGGTCTATATCTTCAGCCTTACACGCAGCAATATGCCCTTCCGCCATACGGCGAACGATTGGATTTAGATCGGTTAGGCTACGGCTGCTAATCATTTAGGGAATCTCAGCATATATGAGAATAATTGCAGATGTTAGGTTAGTTGCTGTTCCAACTGCCCGAATAGTAACCGTTATGTTTGCATCTGAAACACCCGATCCTCCTGATCTATTCCTAACCCAAGACCTACTTGATGATAATGCTTCCCAAGAACCTGTAGTCCCAGAAGTAAGACTTCCACTATTAAGCGTTGCAAAAACTTCGTATTTTGACGCGGAAGAATTTGGAACAACCCAATTACCTAGTGCAACTGTTCCTCCCGCATTTGTAATCTCGTTAACAATACCAGTAGATGCTAATTGGTAGGTAGCAGATGCAGGGTTATTTAGGTCATCAACAGTAACACCGGATACTTTAACTGTATCCCTACTACTGCCTAACGACATCATGCCAACGCCACTCATTAGGTAACTCCAGCACCACTAATAAACCAAGCTGTAGCGGTTACCTTAACGCAGGTTACTACAGCATTAACAGCTAGGGTACGGGTACCAGTAGAGGCCGTACCAGCAAGCGTCAGCGTATCAGTCGTAATAGCCACAGACCAAGTCACACTTGCGCCGTTTACGATAGATATGGTCGTGCCAATTGGAAAGGCTACAGACGCATTGGCTGGAATTGTTACAGTCTGCGATGCAGTTGAACCAGTAAGGTAGACGTGCCCACCACTGTCCCCAATTACAAGGGTATAGTTAGTCGTCTTAGACGCGCCGCCAATTTGAGGGATACCTCGATAGCCAATGCTATAAACTGTAGTAGGCGTATAGAACGCACCGAAGACAGCATCAGCACTAAGCGTACTTGTGGAACTTGTCCTTATCACTGTGAAATCGCCCGAGCTGGGCGTTATCGCACCAACCGAACCATTAAGGGAACCACTAAAGTTTACACTGGCCGAAACAGTCGTAAATGCGCCTGTACTAGGAGTCGTTGCACCAACTGTACCATTATAGACACCAGCCGTAATCGTAGGACCTGTACCTAGAACAACTGAACCCGTACCTGTACGATTTTCAAAATCAGTAATTCCAAAATCCCATGATGCATTGGTTGAACCTGTGGTTAAAATACAGGTCACATGAATTGTCGTACCGGGAATTACAGTAGCAACAAGACTGGCACCGTTAGAAGAATAAATAGAAAGATTAGCAGTAGAGTTATTAACAATATGGTAACTCCACCCTAGAGATAAGGTACTTGTTAGAGGTAGCTGAACATTTTGATTTGACGTTCCAGTGAAGTACTGGAGGTAGTTGCTAGATGCTACAAGGGTTGTCGTACCACCTGCAGTAGCCGTAGTACTATAGCTAAACTGGCTAAGTGGCATCGCCCTAGATGCTGGGTAAGTTACAAACACATCCTTCGTACCAGCCGAGAAAACTACAAGGCTACCAGCATTGCTAGATGAGATTACTGTAGAACGGGATAGGGTGGTACCAGCAGCCGTATAGGTTCCAATACCAACCTCCCATTCAAGCCCGCCTGAGATCGTGTAATAGGTAGTGTTGCCATCACCTACCCCAGCACCAAACGTCTGATAACCAGTAGGAGCTGTACCACTAAGTGTTACAGTCCCGGTCCCGGTCGTAGTCGTCGAGTCTTTTACACGATCTGCAAGGACTAGGGTCATTATGCAATCCGAATAATAGCTGTGGTGTTAGTAGCAGCTGGGAACACGATGGTGAAGTCACCAGCAGTCGAACTCTTATCCGCACCAAAGTCCAGCACAGCCACAGAAGCATTAGTCAACGTGGTGTTGGCATTGCTATTAGCCGAAGGCGTGGTGTTATAAATCAACGCCCCACGAGCTGTGATTGTCGCATTGGTGAAGGTAAGGTCACTGAAGTCGGTGAAACCCGTACCAGCAGATGTCGAAGCATTAGATGTAACCACACCTAGGTTCGATAGTGAACCACCACCAGCCGTATAGTTCGTACCAGTCACTTCATTGGTGGCGGTATAGGCCGTGGTATTAGCGTCAATGGTAGCCGTAGACGTATAGAGGGCTAGCTTAAAGGTGTCACCGCCAGTAACACGAAAGTCGTGTACGGCTAGCATAAGCTCTGCCTTAAACGATGTAGTCATTGCTTGAGTAATAGCCATTGGTATCTCCTAGGCGTCTAGAATTTCAACAAGCTCTGGATGTCCAAGTTGATGAAACTTATTGACCAGAGTAACCTTATGGGATCGTACAGCCTCGTGCATATAATACACTAGTACCTTACGAATGTTCTCGCGAAAAGCATGAGCTTGTTCTGCGATAACCGGGGGAGCAGTGCCGCTGACAGCAATAAGCTTATCTAGCGCACGTTCAGCAATTTCTTCGGGTGTAAAACCACGGCCATGTGTGGTCATAACCATGACATCACCGCCTAAAAGGAAAGCTGTTTCATTCATTATTTGTGCTCCTTCATATTACCTTACCGGATAACGTACTTGTGGTGTGCGGTACATATCTTGGCGGTTTTTCCCTTCGCCAAACTGCTTGATCATCGCTAGGGCTTCACCATAGCGATTTTGATACTGAGCCATCACATCCTGCTCACCCTTCATAAAGGTATAAGCTTCTAGGATAGACCCGTATAGCAGAACGGCATCAAAGTTATCACCAAGCCATGACGTACCAGCTGTTACGATGGAAGGGGGGTAGTAGAAGTAATGTAGCTCGATCTGATACACCGCATCGGGCGTAGGGCCAAGGATATAAGAGTTCTGATCAAACATCGCATAATGCGTAGGTTTGCCAGTGACTGAAGGATATGGAAACGCCTCGCGGATGTAGTTCACATCCTTATTAAGAAGGTACTCATATTCGCCAGTGGTAGGGTCAATTGTAGCAAGAGAGAAGTTAGCTAGCCAATCTGTGGGTACTGTAAGGTACTTATTAGCTGCAGCAGTATTACCAACTACATTCTTACGCAGATCAAGCAGTTGGACTGAATTATAGATACGCTGTTCAGCCTGTTGGATGAACGTATCAATCTGCTCAGTAGACGTAAGACCGCCAGTTCCCGGAGAAGTTGGGAAGTCATTTTCTACATAAGCTTGAATTGTCGATACTAGCGTAGCGTAATTCACATCTTACCCCGATCTGCCGCTGTATTTAATCCCCTTAGTCGCACAACCAGTACCGCGAATCTTTGCGATATTTGTGTTAGGGATATCATTTGGATAACCATTGTTACCAAGGCTAACCTCTGTACCGCCACTCATCGTATGGGGTTTAGCGTAGACGCTAGCGGAACCAACTTCCTTGCCCATAACCTTCTTGCTGAAGTTAGCCATTTTTAACCACCTTACCTTCGTTGGCGCGAACCGAACGAACAGGACTCTTTTGGTTAGCAATCTTAGCGAGGTTGCGACCTAGCTTAAGCATTTGCTCATTGGTTTTTCCGCCTTTAGCCATAACTAACTCCTAGGTCTGAATTGTAACGGTACCTATACTACCCGTACCTAATAGCGTATTTGGAAGATCAGGTAAACCTAGCGGATTATTAAGTCCTACAGGTCCCCAACCCCACTGAATCTGACGGCTACCGCCTGATGGTGTACCAAAAGCAGTCACATCACTAGTAGGTGCTGTATAATCTTCTGTCTGTATACCTGTCAAACCCGCTTGGATATAGCTAGTGTCAGGCCGTGGATTACGCAGAGCTTGAGGATCATTGACTGGGTATAAGCCAAGAGACAGCTGTGGCTGATCAGGTTCCCAGCATGTGCGGCAGACAAGGATATTCACGTTCTTGGTCTTAATAACCAAGCTACGAAGCTCTTTCAGCTTATATCGGAAGCCACAGCGGTCACATTCCGCAATGGCTTTCTTACCAGAAGCAAACTTACTCGGCATTAGGGGCCTCCACTAGCACCTTGCCAGCCTTACGTATCCTACGTAATTCATGCATTATAAATAGCCGCTGCTCCTTAACTTTACTTGGTATAAGCATACCTCGATAATTAGTATATGGAGTCGGCCATGTTAAAGCTACTTTTAGCTGATCTTTCTTAACAATGGAATATGGCTCTATCTTTCGTATAAAAGTATATGCAGTAGGACCCCATAACCTCCATCGCCAAACTACATGATCACCATTCTTTAGAGTAACATTAGGTTTGGGTTTGGATTCGGAATAAAGACCTCCACCAAAACGCCGTTTAAGTAACCTAAGACACTCTTCAGATTGTTGGGCTACCGCAATAGAAAGAAGAGTTCCTTTACCCTCAACTGATACGCACCCTTCGCCATCAAAGAACCCTGCTGTCCATACAAGGAACTGAGCATCGGTCACTAGTAGAACATTTGGCGCGGTGCTAAACGCAAGGACGCCTTCTCCCGGTCTTCAGTAGACGCCAGTTCCCACTGTTCATCATACTGTGCCTTCAGGATAGACGTGCGCTGCATGGCGTCTGGCACCTTCATAGACAGGTAGTAGGCTAGACCAGCCACTAGGGCTGGAAGCATACGGAAGGGGATATCCTGCGTAGTCGTACCATTACCAGCATCCTGCAGACGGCGTAGACGCCAGTAGACAAGGGTATAGAAATTACTCTGGTCAGGAGACGGCCACACATTGATTGTGGGGTTATTGACACCAGTTGGTTCAGTTGCACCCGATTGGCGGTTGATCCATACCTGAATAGGTCGTCCCTGCGCGTTTTTGTTAGGAATAGACGCATACGTGTCCACGCTAATCCGCGAGATGTTGATATCGGTCTGGCCGATACCGGACTGTGTACGCACAACATGATCAAGTAGATCAATCGTATCCACAGGAAGATCATAAACAATCTGCCCCTGCACCATAGGGATAGACCCCTGCTCAATCGTCCACAGGTTAATCCCCCGATTAGACCATTCAATAGTAAGCAGGTTCAGGCTACGACGCGCAGTTTTTAGGTCGTAGCCCGTGCGAAGTTCGGCACCACAACGCTCAAAGGCTTCCTCAACAAGATTGTTGAGGTCTAGATTAAAGGCTGTGGTACCGCTCGTGGTCATCTAAATCTCGCTGTTTTCTTGGCGATGGTTTTAGGCTGTTTAACAAACTGCTTACCAGCCTTTGTACCTTCACGCTTAGCCTTGGTAGTGGAGGCGTATTCACTAGGGGATAGAGCTTCTCTAGCCTTCTTTGGCAGATACCGCTCACCCGTAGCCTTTGCGCCTTGGGTAGAAGGCTTACCAGACTTAGTACCCCAGTCTTCCTTAGTCCATTTTGACAAGGACTTCTGAGCTTCAGTCTTAGGGCCTTTATAACCCCCACCAGACTTCTTGTATCGCTGGGTAGCAAGCTGCGCCTTACGGGCGGACCATTGACCCGGATCGCCGCCTTTGCCGCCAGCTTTCACACTGGCGACAACACGCTTCCACTTAGCCTCGTCCGTATGCGCCACTTACTTACCCTTCTTAAACCCCTTAAGGATTTCAGCGAAACGTGCCCTTTGGCCGAGCTTACCCGGCTTCTTGGCAGCTGCTGCAAGCTTCTTTGCAGGAATTTTCTTACCCTTAGGGATACCCATCTGCTCGTGTAGGGCACCGGGCTTTTTAATCGCTTTTTGAATAAAGTTAGACGAACCACCCTTCGCGTACATCGAAACCTTATCGGGGTTATCTTTGCGAGTGGTCGTCTTAGCCTTAGGCATCTTGGAGGGGTTCATATCTCCCATACCCCGCGACGGAAGCATTAGCGGTAGCCCGGTGCGCGGGTCTTACCACGTTGAGCGCAGCCATCAGGGCTGACAGAACCGCCCTTGGCATACATCTTAACTTGGGTACCCTTGGTCTTGCCCTTGCTGGCAACACCGTTAGCAGAGGTACGGAAGGAACCACCGGAGGCCATTTTGCCGCCGCTACAAGCTTTCTTAGCCATAATCTTACCACCCTTTTTGTAAGTAGGAGTCATACCCATAGGAGATTGTGCCATAGCAGGAGCCATAGCAGGAGCGCCATACATAGGCGCAACACCCGGACGTGCCATAGGCATAGTACCTAGGCCACCCATAGCAAGCTTCTTAACCTTACCGCCTTCAGCCATGCCCATATTGCCCATAGCCTTAGAAGTTGGCATTTCCTTGGTGATACCACCAGCAGCAAACTTCTTCATCTTACCACCCTTAGCATACTTCAAAGGAAGAACACGATCTACACCATATGACTCGTTTGCGCGGCCTTTAGCAGAACGTCCAACTTTTGCTTTTGCGTCTTGGTAGCGACCTTCACGAGTATTAACGTCATCTTTAATTTCTTGTTCACGACGTTTTTTATTTGCGGCATTAGTGTCGAGGCTTGCAAAAGCATCGCCAATTTTAGCGGGTAGGGGGCGGCTGCGCTGCTTTTCCATTGCCTTTAGGTTAGCAGCTTCACGATCACTGACCTTGGCACGTTCAGCAGAAGTCATCTGCTCCCACTTTGCCAGACGTGTTTCGTTATCGCCCAGAGTGCCACCAGCGGCAAACTTCTTTGCCTTCATCTTCATATTCATCATGCCGCCCTTCTTGAGCTTGGACAGATTCGTATGCTCGCCCTTATGCTCTTGTGCGTCATGCATCTTAAATGCCTTCTTCACCACAGCCTTGTCTTGGGCCATATCTTTCTTGTCAGTTTCCATCACTTTTTCCTCAGGAAATTTTGGACAGTCTTGGTTTCATAGATACGGATTGCTGTCCAGACAATCGTAAATACTGCTGCGACAGCGGGAAGCATCTTAACAATAGTTCCTAACACCGTTACGAATGACAGCGTATCAATAGCATATCTGGCAACGTCTCTATCTAACATTTCCAAGCCCTCAGAGATTTATTGATACGGCTGTTTGGATCATTAGCGGTTTTAGCACTAGTGAGCTTTTTCTTCATTCCAGACATTCTGGCACAGAATGACTTCTTACGCGAACCACCTTCAGGCTGTGGGGCCTTAAGGCCGGGTTTCCCCGGATTAGCTTTGTTATAGGAGGCGCGGCCCTTAGCGTTCAATCCGCCCTTAGGGTTCTTGCCTTCTTTACGAGTCCAAGCCGGGGAAGTAGCCATGTTACGCCTGAGCCTCTTTCCAGTTTAGGCGGACACCGCTAAGGGTGACGGCAGCGCCTGTATTGTTTGAAACAACTACGTAGAGAATGTCTGGGCCATCAGGGTAGAAACCTGCTTGTGCAGTTGGAACCGTGTTAGAGGTACCACCGCCAAGGATAGCATTACCCAAGTCACGGACGTTATCAAGGCTAAGGGTAGACACGCCGCTGGCATACAGAGCCGTGACTGACTCACCGCTTGTAATTGTTGCTGTATTGCTCGTATTAACTGCAATCTGCGCTAAAGATGAAGTGATCTGGTTACCCACAGCGACTGAGCCAAATGAGCCAGAGAACCCTGTACAGAAGCCGTTGAGGACTAGGTTAACCAACAATGCCCCTGAGGAAACCACAGCCATATCCGACAGCACAAGCTGCATACGGTTAACGATTTCCTTCACACCAAGGAGACCTGTTGTGCCGTTATCAACTGAAGGAGCAATACGGATAGCAAGAACTGGAATCGTAGCGGCATTTGCCACATTTATAGAAGTAGTCGTACCATAGTTAAATACTAGCGACTTATCATCATTGAACTGGCCGTCCATGATAACCGAACAGCCCCAGTGAGAAAGTGCAGCTGCAGTATCGGGGGAAACATACTCAACCCCAACTGGGGTTGCTGCAGAATACGTAAAAGTTAGTGCAGGTGTAGCACCACCAGTTTGAGCGCGAGCAGCAATAGTAATTGTAGTATCAGTGATAGCAGAATATGAAATATGTTCTATAGAGCCAGTAACACCACCTTGGCTAACTTTAATAGTGCCAGTTGGAGCAAAGCCAGCAGTACTGTTTACATTGATTACACCGCCCGTAGTAGTAGTATTAGCAAGTGTAGATGTAATATACGTAATTGGTGAGATACCACAAGACTCGTAACGCGCAGCCATATTACCAGAACGTAGGTAAGCTTCATACCTTACGTTATTGTTAGTCTGTTGATAGACATAAGCAATCTGACCATTTTTAGTACGGATACCCCAGCGTACAAAGCCAGCACCATACCAAGAATAATCAATATAGAACATCTGCATACGGGTTAGATCAAGCGTGTAACCTGAAGGACCAGTACCGTCTAGAGGATCAGCCCACTCTGATTGTGGTACCCGCGTATCTACAGTCTTAGAAATAAGTACGCCCGAACCAGTAGCGGAAATAGTCGTACCGCGATACTCAGGTGAAATCCAAATCCTTGTATCAGAAGGAATGTTTACAACTCGATATGATTGACCGCGAATAACAATAAAATCGCCCGGTTTTAACTGGCTACTAAATGCAGTACCTGTACCATCAACATTAGCAGCACCATTAGTAACTGTAGCTGTACCACTAAGTTGGTTAACACTATTACGCCATACAGCATATAAGGTCTGACCATCATACTCAAAGAACATGCCGTTCTGGGTATCAAAGAACCCAATACGGTTTTGAGAACCATACCATTTGGTAGGGCTAACTCGAATTGGTAAGCCAGTTGCAGGAGTTACACCCGGAGCACTTTTCATCGTGTAGGTTAAAGTAGTCGCAGTGGGGACTGTAGCTACAATGAACGTGCCATTGTATGCTGCTTGATCTGCACCTGCTACAACTATAGTAGAACCAACAGCTACGTTATGTGCAAACCGAGTAGTAACAGTTGCTGTGGTTGTAGAAGATGTAATACTGGTAACAAAAAGAGTAGGATTTAGCGATGTACCAGTAGAGAACTGGATACCCTTACCAGATTGATACCGAAAATAACGACGCGATTGGCGGATAAGTTGCGCATTTACTACCGCACTACCAGCTGAGAAAGCTACGCCGCCATCAAAACTACGAGATTCTACATAACCAGCAGGTCGAGCATATAATGTGATACTGTCCGCTACGTTTGTAAGTGTCCCAGTAGGAGCTGTAGGAACTGTAAAAGTAAAGGTATTACTAGCAGGAGTTGATGTGACAATCCATGCGCCATTAATAGCGCCACCAGCACTAGATGTTGTACCACGCACATAGATAAGATTGCCAGTTACAAAGCCATGTGCAGATTGAGTAGTACAAGTAATAGTCGTAGTGGAGTACGTAAATGCGCTAGTTGTAGGTAGTAGAATACCACAGTTGCTATAGAATAAACCCGTATACACATACGTTAAAGCAGCATTATAGACGTTAGTGGCGCTGACAGAACCAACAGTAATAACTGTCATAGAATTAGTGCCACCAGCAACAGTCCACCACCAGCCATTAGCACTAGGGTCACCAGCATTTTGAACATAAATTGCAGTATTAGCGGCAACTGTAAAGGTACCAGCAATGGTCATAGTAGTACCAGAACCAGTAATAGAAGTTATCGTCAGTGGAGACTGCGGAATGTAGTAGACACTATTACGGTTATTCTGCAGAGATAGCGATTCCCACTTGGTAGGCTGCGGCCCATACTCATAATCGGTATCAATTAGAGCTTGGGGGGTAGAAACCCGAATCTTACCAACAGGGTCTTGCGTGATTGGAGCAGCAGCCATAAGAGCTGCACCATTAGCACCCGATCCGCTGACACCACCTTGTGGGAGCGACTTGTTAGTATTGTTATCGACTAATGACCATCCAGACATATTACACTTCCTTTTTATCAGTGGATATCATCGGATAGAGGATATCATTACCGAAATCACCTAGGTATTCTTGTATGCCCATGTGGCCTAGTTTGATGGTAGGATCGACCCATACCTCAAAGCCATGTGCGCGGGCACGGTCGCAGAACAAGAAGTCTTCCCCAATGTAACCTTCCTCAGTTACCTTGAAGTCAAACATACAGGTTAGATTACGATCTGACCTTGTATCGTAATATGCCCATTCAGGGTGTTCACGCTCTAGCGTCTCAAATACATCCCTGCGGACCATCATAAAGGCTGTAGCCACACGTTCAGCGCGGACAAGGCCCATACGATTCATAGTCAGTTCATTGTTTTCATCACGATCAAGGGTGGCAATATAAACTGGGTTCACATCACGAATACGTGGTACGCCAGCAACAATTCCCTTTTTAGGGTCAGAAACCCAAGCCATTAAGCGTAAGATATCATCTGGTTCAAAGTTGATATCAGAATCAATAAACAAAAGTTCAGTACAGCTGGACTCAAGCATGTCTTGAGCTAATAGATTACGTGCGCGGGACACAACTGAGCATCCGCACACACTACCAATCTGCACATCAATGCCGTGCTTGGGGGCTACTTGCGTAAACCGCGCCAAGGACACAGCTAGCTTCAAGGAAACCTTGAAGTCATAGGCGGGCAGAGCGATAAACACGCTCCGCCCAGCCAGATCAAAACCCTGCTCGTTTTGCATTTACCACCTATTAGGAAGCAGCAAATGGCGTAGCAAGCGTACCGGAACCAATCAGCTTGCCATAAATCGTATAGACGTTGGCAGCTGTAGCAACGATGGAGAAATATGAACCCTTGATACCGCCAGTGGTCGTACCATTCAGGTTGATAGAGCGGGTAGCCGTACCATCAGCCGCAAACATGACCATCGAACCAGCAGTGGCCCCAGCGTCAACGCCAGTAATGGCTTGACCCAATAGGAAGTCACCAGCGCCCGTAATGACCTTAATCGCCGTAGCAGTTGCTGGGATGAAGAAGGTATAAACAGCGCCAAGGTTATTTGGCGTATTAGGGTTATCGCCCGGACCAGAAGAAACTGGACCGACCGTAGCATTAACTGCGGGCAGCGTAATCGTGCTAGTAGCTGCAGTTACGTTGATGATTTTACCAGCATAATTAGCGACGTTAAGAGTAGCTGTAGCAGTTGAAATTGCAATAACAGTATCAGGCCCCTGCGAATAAACGCCGCTCAATGAGCGAATAGGGCCTTGGAAAGTAGCTTGTGCCATAGGTAAATCTCCGTGTAGTAGCACATTCTTGCATCGTCTCTACTAAGTCTGCTAGGTCAGTCGATGCAAGTAAAACCCTAGTAGGTATAAGGCATACACTAGACAAAGAAAAAGGGGAAGAGGTTTCCCTCCTCCCCTAATCTCTTAGGCCGAGCCGGAAGAACCGAACATGCCAAGAGGATCGGACCAACCGAACGAATAACGCTCACGGGACTTATACCGGACGTTACCAGTGTCGAAGTCGCCGTCCATAGACTGAGCCAGCGGGGTACGAATAAAGTGCTTCAGACCATTAGGAACATCAGTAGTCAGGAACCAAGCATTGGTATCCGTCAAGAAGTGATTGACGGTATAACCTTCAGGGATCGAACCGTTGTTCTTAATGGCATTGATGTCATTGTCCGACGTGCTGACACGGAGTTCCGTCTCAAGCAAGCGGGTAGCAACAAACATCAAGGAAGGTGGGATGATCAACTTCTTAGGCTTGGCTGCAATTAGCAAGCCTCGCTCATCCGTCCAAGCAGCAATTTGAATGACAGCGGCTTCCAAAGAAGTTTCATTCAAGTCAGCTTGGGTAGAAGGAGTGTTAGAGTTGACACCACCGCCCACTAGCGGGTGAGAAGCACTGAACAGGGCCACGCCATCACCACCGGGGTAGTTAGTGTCGAAGCCGTTGTTCAAGACTGCAGCAGCCTTGGTTTGCTTGGTATAGGCCATAGCACGAGCCAGAGCCTTGGTATAGCGAGCCGACAGCGAGTCATAGAGGTTGTCCTCAATGGCTTCTTCAGTCAGGCTGAAACCCAAAGCGATGGTTTCGTGATTATAGCGGGCCGTGAAGGCTTCCTGACCATTGTCATAAGCAATGGCGCTACCTTCGTTCTTAACCGGAGCAGCCGAGAAACCCGACAGCTTGGTTTCTTCTTCAAATGAACGCTCAGAGGTTTCGGTTTCGAAAATCTCTTTATGCTCTTCGCCGTAGCGAGCATATTCCAGACCAAACAAAGCGTTCAGACCGGGAAGCAGTTCTTTAAGAAGTTGTGCGCGTGAAATAGCCATCTAATTAATTCCCCTTAAACGCCAGTAGCTTGATAATACTGATGACCACCAACTGCCCCAGTGGTTGGCGCGTTCCACTTAACTATGACTTCCGTATAGGAACCTGCAGCTGACTGGGTTTCAGCAACCACATCAATGATGCGAACCGGGAACGTATTAGTAGTTGCAGTAGTGGAACTTACACCAACCCGAGAATCGCCCGTGACAGTCGAACCAGCGGTTTGAACCAAGACGCCATTATTACCAACAGCGGTACGTGTAACGTAGCTGATATTTGTGCCCGTAGACACAACAGCAACCTTGAACAGAGCATCGGGGTCATCTTGCACATAGGCGACGATGTCCGAAGCCGTTACGGCACCGGGATAATACTGGCGGAAGGTCTTGCCGAAGGTAGCATCCGTATAGGAGCAACCAAGGAAAACACCGACAGGGGTAGCAGCACTAGTACCAGCATCCTTATCCAAAGTACCTGCGCTAGTTAGCTTAACGACATCACCAAAGTAGATGGCGGTGGCGGAAGCAGAGGTAATTGGAATAGAACGCGTAGCACCAGCAAACACTTGCCCACCAATTAGATTGATAGGGATCAGCCCGTATGGACCGCTAACAGTAGGATAGGCCATCTTTAACTCCTAGTTTAATTGCCCTTACCAAATGAAGCCGAAGATTTACGCTCCCTAAAGAGCGGCATCCTAGGATCATTTTCTCTCATAAAGTTATTGTCTACAGACTCATTCTGAGCATTGGTCATACTGGCGTAATAAGCCTTACGCTGTTCCATAAACTCAGTAGGAATCTTACAGAGCAAAAGCCCTGCAACCTCGACGTTATCTTTAAACCGACTATTAGGGTCCACCATCAACTTGAACTGGGGTTGTTCTTCAATAGGAACTGGTTCCCACCCTTCTCGCAAACTAGACGAGATATTACGGGGGTCAGGCTGTCCTAGAGAAGAAACACGAATCCAGCGATATACATAACCCGGTTGCTTATCTGGTTCTGGCAAAGTCGAGGCGGGTTGCCACTGCTTTGGCCGTTCAGTTTCAGTGCGGGTCTCAAGTTCACGAGCAAGTCTTGTACCAGTCATATTATCTCTCCGTCTTTATAAATTCCCGAGCATATTGCTCAGGGGTTACACCCAATTTCTTAGCAATCGCGAGTTGGGATTGCTTTAGCACGACTTTTTTGGAAGACGTACTTCGGGAGGCGGGAGCAACAACTGTTGCAGGACGTGCTGTCCGGGTGGGACTAGCAGTCGGGGGTTCGTTATCACCGAAATATTCCGGGAAACGACGGCGCATCGTATTGTCGATGCTATTCCAGTATTCGTCAGTACCGACGTAGTTAGCGCCGTTCTGTTTTTCGAGCTTCTGGTGAAGCCCTAGTGCACTGGCCGTCATTTCTGGGTCCACACCCCACCAAGAATTGCGCTCTTGCCACGCTTCAGTCTTGCGGTCTGGACGCGGAATAGGTGCCGAGTCTTGTGACTGCTGTACTACGGGCTGTTCTTCTTGTAAAGGGGGTCGATATCCATTTAATTGTTCTAGTTTATAATTAGCTTTAGCAAGCTTCTCTTGGGCCGCTACTAGAGCGTCTGAATCACCCGCCTCATATGCTTGCTTGTATTCACGACGTGCTTGAGCAGCTTCCAATTCGGTAGACTGCTTAAAGCTATGAACAAGAGTTTGTTCACCTTCAGATAGGGTCTTCTTAAGACGCCTATTTTCTTCGTACATGTTTTGGGCAACAGTTAGGGCTTCTTGCCGCTCACGAGCTGCTTGTTCCTTTTCCCGACGCTCGTCATGCCAGACCTTCTTCATCTGCTTCAGACGGGTCTTCACCTTGTCGGAATAATCCTCCAACTCATCAGCCTCAAGCTCGTCAACAAGCTCCTTAGGCATGGGTGAACGATTACGATCTGCTTCGGGAGTATCATCTTCAATTTCAATATCTAAGCTATCAACACCATCAAGCTCGATATCGACATCATCATTATATTCAGCCATTTGTGCCTCCTAGGCTCTGGAAATACCGCGAGGGTCTTCAACAACACCTTCGACAGAATCATCATTAATTATGCGGAACTCTCGACCATGAATCTTAAGACGAGTACCTGCATGGGGGCGGACAAGGATAAAATCACCTGACTTACACCAAGGACCACTAGGGAATCGCTTTTCATCATTGTAGCAATCAGGGCCTAGCTTCAGAACAAACAAGACCGTAGTCAGGAGTTCTTCATGGTAGACAGTAGTATCTGATTTAATAATGCCACCCGCAGTCTTAGTCTCAATATCAGGGATAGCGCACAAAATACGATACCCAGAAGGCTCAGGTAGCTGTTTGGCTTTACCTTCGGCTGTATCTGGCAGCACGGTATTCTCATCTACGTTATCGGGGTTTGTGCCGATAAGAATCTCAGTCATCGTCATTTTCCATTCGTTCTGAGGTTTCAATAAGCATGTTG